TAAAAATATAAAAAAATTTAAAAACGAAGCCGGAAAGGAATATTATACTAATCCTATATATCCTACCGTACCTCCAACAGCAGATGATTTTTATATACTATCTTCTGCAGGGGATAGATATGATACATTGGCTTTAGACTTTTATGGGGATAGTAAGTTATGGTGGATTATAGCTTCTGCGAATATTATGAATAAAGCCTCTCTTGCTATTCAACCAGGATTACAGATTAGAATACCAGGAGACAAGACACGTGCACTACAGTTATACGATCAGATTAATAGCAGTTTATAATGTCAATTAATTCTAATATACCTTCTCTTTTTTCTGAAACAATCTCGTCTGGTTCTCTCAACCTTCTAGACAAGAGAAAAGCTATTTTAAACAAAAGAGTAGAGAGAACTCCTGATGATATAACCTACCTTACTTCGAATACCGCTTGGATAAGAGTTACTTCCGGTGTTGATGTTATAGATGAAGGAGGACCTGAATACGCAAAAAAGTACCAACTCTTTAAAGGCATAGCATCTGCAGATGGTGGTTTTATGCCTAGAGGAGAAGGATCTGAACGTTCATCTTATACCGAATCAACTGAATACGGGTTTACCCCTATAGCCGGTATTACTAATTTTCAACTACAGTCGATGAATACCGAGGGTACTTTAAAAGTAGGAAATATTACGTTCGTCGTAAATTCTCCAGAGGATTTTAATATAATAGAAAAACTTTACTTACGTCCTGGTTTTAATGTATTAGTTGAGTGGGGACACTCCATTAGAGTTAATACAGATGGAACGATCGATTCTAACCTAGATTATTTTGATACTGAAAAATTTCTTAAGCCTCTCGATTCTGAAGAAATAAAAAAAGAAATAAAAAGATTACGAATAGCTAATAATTTTAATTACGATGGGTTTTATGGTAAAATTCGTAATTTTTCCTGGGAATACAATGGGGTAAATTTTCTATGTAACATGGAAACTATCTCGGAAGGGGATATAATAAACTCACTTACTAACTATGACCCTGCCCCACAAAAAGATAAAAGCGAAATAAGCTACTCAGGAGCAAGTTACTCTACTGACATTGTAAAAATTTTAAGAGCTATTAAAACCTCACCGGTAGAAAACTTTTTTGTTTCAAACGATTTTGATAACCCTAATGAAGAAGCTACAGAAAACGTTAAAAAAGTTGTAAAAGAGACTATTGAAAAATACGACTCGGCTATTAATTCATTAAGAATACTTGTAGGAAATTTAGCTAGTGAAGGAGGTTCAAGAGATTCAAACTGGACAAAGTACATAAGGTTAAGAGACTTCTTAAACTTTATTAATATAGGAAGCTTACAGTACGATAAACAGGGTAAAAATATATTTGAGTTTAAAACAGAAACAGTAAAAGAAGATGGAACAGTAGAAGAAACTGTTTTTCCTTTTACTACTTTCCCCTCCCACATAAGTGTTGACCCAGGAGTTTCTATTCTCCCTAAAAGAGGTATAAATTCCGATTTTAATATTCCTTTTGCAAATCAAGTTACCGATTTAGACGAAAACGATATTTTAAACATCTTTATTTCTGTTGATTTTATTTTAAATAAGTATAACGAGTATGCTAATGCTCAAAAAGAAACAGATAATAGCGTTTATAATATTATTAATTCTATTCTTAAAACACTAGAAAGAGATCTAGGGTATATAAACAATTTTCAAATAGTTTATAATGAAGATGAAAATACCTACTCTATTGTTGATAGAACAATAGTACCGTCTCAATTAGACTATAATACAAACGGACTGATTGACCTAATTGGATTAAAAGCAGAAATTGAAAATTTTCAAATTATATCGGTTATAAATGATGACTTTGCCAATAAAATAAGTTTAGCTGCACAGGTATCTGCTGACCCTGCTATTTTTGAAAATGTTTCTAGCTTGCATGCCTGGAGTCAAGGACTTAAAACACGTCATCAAGAAACAGCAACAGGCGGTACTAATAAAACATCCCCAGAGACTCAATCAAAAACTATTGAAGAGTTAAAAGGAGTCTATACAAAATTTTTAGAAAACCGTGCTTATGGTAATTTTTACTACTTAGCGTACAATAAAGAAGACTTTGAAGGGTATCGGGCAGTCCATATGAGGCTAGTAAGAAAATTGCTGGCAGAAGAAACTAGCAAAAGAACAACAAATTACCCCGGGATTATTCCTATCTCAATTAACCTTACCCTAAAAGGTATCAGCGGAATAAAAGTACTTCAACACTTTAGAATAAATGATTTTTTCCTCCCAGACAATTATAAAACCAGAACAGGATTTAAAATTATGGGGCTAGATGAAAAGATTAGTAACGGTAGATGGACAACAACAATTAACGGATATATTCACGTACTATAATGGCTATTCCTAAATCCAAATATAGCGACCCTAGACATACTCCCGGAAAAGAGTTCACTCTCAACGGTCAAGAGTATAAAGGATGGTATGTCGAAACATATCAAAAAAGGTACTATACAGGTAGGACTATAACAGAAAGATCACAAGAAATTTTTCCAATTATAAATCAGGTAGTAAAGATAGATCTATTTGCAGAACAGGAAATTAAACCTTCTACAAGTAATAGACTTCAAGGAATATTACTTAGGTATTTAATTCAAAAAATATCTAACCGAAAAATTATTGAAGTAACAAAAGAAAGGTACGATCTATTAAAAAATAAAGCTGGGTATAAAGGTGCTATTATTGAATGGATTATAAAAGGTCCTGCAGAAAATAAACTTTATAATTCGTATCCTTATTATGGAGCAGAACACCGTAATAGAGAAACGGTTTCTAAACTAGAAAACACCCTACCCGGCATTACAACTTTCTTTAAAGACTATTCAGAGTTTGTAGAATAGAAAAATAATCTTATCTTAAAGGAAAGGTTATTAAGAAGTGTTTTATATAGTAGAGCAAGAGAGTAAACTCTCACAATTACAATCACTGGCAAAGTTAGGACTATACGTTGACGTAATATCGTCAAACAGTATGTATCATCCTAAGCTTACTTCTACCGTAGCCGTCTATGTTAGACCGGTAAATGGAGATACCGGTTATGTTATTCCTATTAATCACGATGAAGGTATAAATGTACCAAAAGAACGTGTATACGAGCTTCTTTCTGCTGCCGACAAACTATATACATTAGACAAGAAAAACCTTCTCTACCACTTTAATATACAGAGAGCAATCGATCTATCGTTGGTTTATGCAATGACTTATTACGATAAGTTAGAATACTCAAGAGAAAATAATAGTCTTAACTTTTTCTACAATAAATTCTCTGATTTTGCAAACATAAATCAGCTTATTCCTATATCAAAACTTTATGAGTCTTGTGAAAAGACCTTTGAGTCTGTTAAACACCATTTAACTTTAGAGCTACCGAAAGGATTTGAGTTTTATAATACGACTGCCACTAACGTTTTCTTTCTAATAGAGCAGTCCGGTCTTGGAATTTACTACGAGGCATTCAATAAAATGTTCACTCCTCGAAATCCGAGATTTAATATCGTCGATAACATAACATATTCATACTATAACCTTTACAATGCTACTTCTAGACCTACTAATGCTTTCAACAGCGTTAATTACGCTGCGATCCCTAAGACAATCGAACATCGTAAGTGCTTTAGACCTCAGAACGACTACTTTGTTGAGCTTGACTTTGATGGTTATCACTTGCGTTTACTTTGTGATCAGATTGACTACGAGTTAACTTCTGAATCTGCACATAAACAGCTTGCAAGACTTTACTTTGGTAAAGATGAGATTACCGACGAAGAGTATTCTAAGGCAAAACAGATTAATTTTCATGCTTTGTATGGAAAAATACCCGAAGAGCATGCTTTTTTAAAGATATTTGAAGAAATTCAAGAGTATATTACTACGATGTGGAATTTTTACGAGGAAAACGGAGAAGTTTATAATCCTATATCGTCTAAACCTTTCACCAAAGAGTTAAAAGACATGCATCCACAAAAATTAATGAATTATATGATGCAATCGTTAGAGACCGCAAGAAATATTCTTATCTTAAAAGAAGTATTAAGATACCTTCAGAATAAAAAGACTAAAATTGCTCTCTATACATACGATGCAATATTATTTGATTTTTCTAAAGCAGATGGTAAGAATACATTAGAAGATATACAGAAAATAATGGAAGAAGGTGGGAAATATCCTACAAAGTTTAAATATTCTAAAGATTTAGTTTTAGATTAGTAACACATATTTATTTATGACGAATGAACACACTTTGACTAGGTTCGACTACGATATCGAGCCTATATTTTTAAATGAAGATATGAGTAATAAATTGTTCTGTACCTTCTCTACCGAAGACACACTCGATAGTGTACTCCAAGAGATCCAAGAACGTTACCGAATTATATACAGTAAGATATTTGTCCTCTACTCTAAAAGCCAAGACGAATATATCTGTACGTATAATGTAGACTTCGGAAATGTAGGAGCATTTCTTGACAATACTATTTTAGTGCATAGAAAAAAAGAATCTAACACCCTATATACTATCAATGCACTTAATACCTTGATAAAGGATTTAAATGGAGGTGTACTTGATACTAATTTTCGTATAAACTGGCCAGATTACAGAAACTGTATTCTCCTTACCAAAGGCCCAGAACTTAAAAGAGTTAATACAAAACTTTTTAAAATTGTAGAAATAGAATAAAAAGGTTA